GATGCTGGCACGCCTTGACATTGCCAGCACAAAAGGTAAACATCATGACCGACGAAACCAACGGTGTAACGGCACCGGTAGCTCAACCTGAGCTGAAATCAATCGATACCAGCTCTAAGGCTGCTGAAACGCCGAATATCACGGCACGACAGACGCCTAAGCCAGAGCCGAAACCGGAAGCTGCAAAGCCCCCGGAAGGGGAAAGCGACGCTCTAGACGCGGACTCTCCACAGAAAGGCGAAAAACGCCTGCCTCGCTGGATGAAGGAAAGGCTAGAAAGGGAACGGCAAGTCACCGAAGCCCGCACCCGTGCTGCTGTACTGGAAGAAATCCAAAAGCGCGAACCCGTAAGGCACGAGTCTGCACCACAACCGCAGGCCGCGTCGCACGAGAAAACGTTACAGGACTTCGACTTCGATCAGGACAAGTACATCGCATATCGCGTTGAACAGGCTCTTGAGCGAAAAGACCATGCAGCGAAACAGGAAGCGGAGCAGAGGAAACAGGCTGAAGCCCAAGAATCGTTCAAGTCGCATGTCGATGCCTTTGAGGAAAAGGCTGGCGATGGTGCTTGGGATGACATTGTGTCGTCAAAACTGAATACCGATCCGGCCTACAAACCGCTGACCGAGTTGTTCATGGGTGACGAACACGATCTTGAGATTGCCCATCATCTAGCCACGAACATGAAAGAAGCCGAGCGCATCAATGCGTTACCGCGCTTACAGCAGGTTCGAGAAATCGCCAAGTTGGCCGAACGGTTCGAGGGTGAAGAAACGGCGGAAACGCCGAAGCCTGTGACTGCCAAGAAAACCACTTCTGCGCCGCCGCCTGTGAAGACAATCTCAGGTGCGGGTAAGCCCAGTGTAGACATCAACGATCCAGGGATGTCCACGGCTGACCGCATCAAAGCTTGGAAGAAGCAGGGAGGGCGCTAAATCCTTCCTATGAGGCTTCAAAATGGCTAGTAACCAGCTACTCACCACTGACATGATCGCTGACCGCGCATTGATGCGGTTCAGCGAAAATCTCTCCTTCATCAAGACTATCCCGCGCACGTATGCGTCGGAGTTCAAAGAAGGTGCGCCAGCGATTGGCGATACCTTGCGTGTTGCTGTTCCGCAGCATGCCGTCATTACCTCAGGCCGCGTTGCGGCTCCTGCCCCACTGGAAACGATCATCCGTAATGTGAAGGTGATCGATCAGTTGAACTTCTCCGTCCAATACACCAGTTCCGAATTGGCGCTGGATATCGAAGAGTTCGATGCTCGCTATCTGAGCCAGCAGGTCGCGGACTTGGCTGTCACGGTTGAAGCCGCTGTGCAGAATCTTGCGTTGCAATCGATTCCAAACCAGACCGGTCCCGGTGGCGCGGCACAGTGGACGCAGCTTGCATGGGCGAACATTGGTCGAAAGCTCATCATGGACAACGGCGCGGGTCCGTCTACCATGAAGATGCTGATGAACACCACGTCCGAAACCACTCTGGTTCCGGCTCTGGCTGGCTTGTTCAACTCGCAGAAGCAGCTTGATACGCAGTACGAAGATGGTGTGATGGGTCGTGCCGCCGGTTATGACTGGAACAGCTCGACCGTGATGCCAGTCTTTACAAACGGTGCTGGCGCGGGTTATCTGGTCAACGGTGCAAATCAGGCTGGATCGTCCATTGTGGTAGATACCGGCACGGGTGCGGTTCCGGTCGGTACGATCATCACCTTTGCCGGTGTGTTCGCCGTCCATCCGCAGACCAAGGCGAATCTTGGCTATCTGCGTCAGTTCGTCGTCACGGCCAACTATGCTGGAGGCGCGGGTTCCATCGGCATCTATCCGGCACTGACCCTCACGGGTTCTGAGCAGAACGTCACGGCGCTACCAGCAGACAATGCGGTCATTACCATCGATCAGACGGCAAGCTCGTCCTACGGCGTGTCCTTGGCGTATCGCCCGGAAGCCTTCGCATTTGCGACGGTTGATCTGCCGGAATTGGCTGGCTGGAAAACCTCGCGACGTCAGTACAACGGTGTCTCGATGCGTGTGACAGAAGGTTCCAGCATCGTCAATGACATGAACCTGACCCGTTTCGACATCATGTACGCCTTCGGTGCGCTTCGTCCTGAATGGGCTGCGCGTATCACTAACGATCCGTCCGACTTCACCCCGGCATAAGGAGTAAATCATGACTAATCCAACTAACCCTAGTGTTGCCCAGCGCTCTGAAAGCTATTGGTGGAGTGCGCCTATTGGCGTAGGCACTGTGGAAACTAGCCCGGTTTTTATGGGCGACCTTCCCGGAGCTGATCCGCATGTTGTTGGTCAGTTGTGGGTTAATCCCACTGGCAATGTCGTCACGCAAAGTGAAGGCTAAAACCAATCCTGAGAGCCCTTCGGGGCTCTCTTTCCATGGAAATTCATATGACTCTTTATTCGCCGATTCAGATAATTCAACTTACCGGAAATGGTGTTTCTTCTGATGAAACAACCTTCACGCTATCGGGCGTGAAGGCCGGAGATGTTTTGCTTAGCGTGGATCAAACCAATGTTAATGATGGCGTTCCTATCGGAGGAAACTTAACACCATCGTTTCGAACGATTGTGGTTACCGATAACACGATGCAGCAAAATGGCGGTTCTGATCTATCTGGAAGTGATCTTACTTTCACTTTCCTCCGATTCAATCAGTCGGCTTAGGAGCAAATCATGACAACCCTTAACACCCTTCTTTACGCATCGCAGAACAATGGCGGTAAGGCTACCGTCTCCATCAACGATATCGTGTCTCTCGTTGGCGAAAATGCGCCCGCTGCGACCACGACCGTTGCTGGTGTCGTTCTGCAATCGGCTGACCAAGCAGCGTTGACGAGTGTAGGTCCGGGAACGCCGGCCACTGCCATTGTCGATGTAGGAACTAGTTTCAGTCAGCCCATTCTAAACGCCAACTTCGCCACGCTTGCTACCGAGCTAAACGCGATCCTGACGAAACTTAAAGCCGCCGGCATCATGGCCTAAACCATGACAACCGTCGTCAAGATCGTCGGACGTTCACTTCGCCTTATTCAGGTCATCGATCCCTCACAAGATGTGCGGCCTCGTGATATGGGTACGGCGATTGACGCGCTGAACGCCATGATGCAACGATGGGAGGCTGACCTGCTGTCTTTGGGTTGGTCGCCCGTCTCTGCGCCAGATGATGAAATGCCTATTCCGGTGGAAGCCGAACAAGCCGTCGCTTATAACTTGGCGATGACGCTTGCGCCTGAATATGGCGTCACACCATTACCAGGAGTCGCCCAAGTAGCCGTTGCCAGCCTCAATGACCTATGGCGTGACCAGATGGTAGCAACGCCAATCCAGCCGATTCTGGATGCGCCGATTCCTGGTGGTAGGCGTCAAGCGCTGAACTCGATCAATGGTTCTAATTGGTATATAGGATGAAGCAGTCCACCTTCCCCATTGTGGGTGGCTACTACAAAGACGACAACCTTTCATGGTCGTCGCAGGACACGCTTAACTGGCTTCCCACATCCGCAGAGAAAGCGGGAACACGCACGCCTTCGACATTGGTTACACCGCCCGGTTTGCGCGCCTTGGTAACGAGTGGTGCGACGATTCCTGATTCTCCAGTGCGTGGCGTCTACAACTGCGAAGGAACGTTGTTCGCCGTCGTCGCCAAATCGCTCTATAGCATCAGCATCAAAGGCGTCTGTACGGAGCTTGGAACGATTCCTAGCGTGGGTCGCGTGTACTTTGCCGATAACCTTTTAGCGGATGGTGGCAATGAACTACTGATCGTCAATGGCCAGTCGGGTTATGTGTGGAATACCAGCTTAAGCACCTTCACCAAGATCACGGATGACGGCTATCCAGGCGCAATCATCTGCGTTTATATCGGCAGCTATCTGGTGCAGATCGATCCGACACGGCGCTTTGCGTTCAATTCTGCACCTGATGACGCATTGACCTACAACGAGCTGGACCGTTTCACATCGGAAGTTGCGCCTGACCTCATGGTGTCGATGGCCGTCAGCAATAACGAACTGATCATCTTTTCAGCGCGTAGTACAGAATTCTTTCAAGTCACCTCCAATGCAGAACAGCCAATCCGAACTAAGGGAATTTCTCTGACGCGTGGTTGCGCTGGAACGTATACCGTCGCCAATATGGACAACACCGTCTATTGGCTTGGCGATGATGGTATTTTCTACTGTCTCTCAGGTTATTCCCCGATACGTAAATCGACACGTCCGATTGAGCAGGCCATTAGTGGTCTTAACTGGTCACAAGCTTTCGCGTTTGTGTGGGAGGACAAGGGACATAAAGTCTGTTACTGGACATTCCCTGATGGTCAGACATGGGGTTATGACGTCTCTGCTGACGAATGGCATCGTCGCGGCTCTTACGAAATGAACCGCTGGCGTATTAGCGGAATGGTGTATTGGAATAACCAGTGGATTGCCGGTGATTTTCAGAATGGCACATTATGGGTTGTTGATTGGGATACATTCACTGAGGGTGATATCAATTTCATCTCTGAGCGCACCAACGGTGTATTGTCTAATAACCATAATCGCGTGATTGTTTCACGGGTTGAACTGATTATGGCGCTTGGCCAGTTGTCGGATGATGTGGATCATTATGTTCGTATCCAATACTCAGACGATGGTGGCTATAATTGGTCCAACTGGGATCAGGAAGATATTGGCGCAACCGGTGAATATGGAAAGCGCATTGTTTTTACACGCCAAGGATCGACATATAACCGGACATATCGTGTGAGTTGTTCCAGCCCACGTAGGCGAGATTTGATGGGTGGTGCAGCAGTACTTCAAGGAACCGTAGGATGAGCTATCTCGTTGTCGATGACTTCTGTAAGGCACTTGATCGCGTCAAGTCATCGGTGTTTGCTGCTGGATTTGATACGTGGCGACCAAATAAAGGTGAAGTAGGTAGTTCAGTCTATGAAGGCATGGGATTTTGGGGTGATCACGCACTTATGGTCGCCTCAATCATGCGGGCAGTTAATGGCGTGGTTGTACCCAATACGATGTATTTCCGCGTCACCAATGAAGGCATGGAACGAGCGTATATACACAGTGATCGGGAGTCGGGGAACCATACGTGCGTGGCATATCTGACCAATCATGAAGAAGAATCAGGGACTGCGTTCTTCACGCATAAGCGCACGGGATTAAACGCGATGCCAGGATTTGCCGAAATGCAAGCGATGGGCATTCTGGACGAACTGAAAAGCGATATGGTTTCACGCGATCCGGACAAATGGATACAGACGGACATGGTGCGTGGTAAAAAGAACCGTGCGCTGATATTTCAAGCGCCTTTGTTTCATTCGCGGTATCCGCTAGAAGGTATTGGCAAGGATAGCGAGTCAGGACGATTGGTCTGGGTTAGCCACTTTCACAAGTTAAACGCGGCAGGTGAATTCGCATGAACAAGCTCACTATGAAAATACAACTCGGAGGCTTCATAATGAAAATTATGAATGCAAGCTAACTGGCGGAAATTTGGGGCGCAGCCATTGTAGGAGGCGCTGCTCTCGCCTCAGGCGTCATGTCCTCCAACGCCGCGAGTGCTGGTGCACAGGCGCAGACCAACGCGTCTAATGCTGCTATTGCCGAACAGAACAAAATTTATGGAGAGAATACGGCTAATGCGCAGCCGTATCTCAATGCAGGTTCGAATGCTGTCAACCTTGAGAATCAGTATCTCTCTGGAAATACCTCAGGATTTGCCAATTCACCGGATTACCAGTTCGCCCTGAGTCAGGGTGAGAAAGCTTCTACAGCGAATGGTGCGGCTTCTGGCAACGTGTGGGGTGGTGGTCAGACAGCTGATGCAATCTCGCTTGGTCAGGGACTTGCCACGCAGTACGCTAATAACTACTGGAACAAGATTTCTGGTGTGGCGCAGCAAGGTAATTCGGCATCCAGTGCATTTGCTGGCGTAGGTCAGCAGACTGCGAACCAGATCGGTGCGCAGGAAAACAACATTGGTCAAGCCAATGCATCCAGTTATGCCGGCCAAGCTAATGCGGTTAATAGCACGCTTGGACAGCTTGGAAACATTTACGGACAATATACGCAGAATCAGAGCAGTTACACGCCGACCACTTACGGAAGCTCATCCGGTAACGGTTACAACGTTTCCTAAGGATCGATATGGCTAATATTTTTGATGAATCGACTGCTGTTAATCCTGCAAACATTGTAGGAAATTTCAATCAGGGACAGCAGACGGCGCAAGCCAATAATATCTATGCCGAGAAACAGCAGGCGTATCAGCAAGCCTTGGGTGATCAGCAACAGATACGTTCTCTTGCGCCCCAAGTGATTGCTGGCGATCCATCGGCAACCGCACAAGTAGCAGCCATTGATCCGACACAAGCAGCGGCTTATCAGAACGCGGGAAATACGCAGCTAACGCGACTTAGCAATGCGATGAATTATATGGATCAACAGCCTACAGACGCTGCTAAAGAGCAGGTGTATCAGGCGGCTGTGAAACCCTATCTTGCGCCACTTGCTGAGGCTAATGGTCATCAAATTCCCGATACCTATGCGGATGCTGTGCCAGGATTGACGTCAATCAAGGCGCAGATTGCTCAGCTTGGACAATCAGCTGGTGCATCTCCGGTCAAGGTGGGGCAAGGTGAAGCATTAGTTGATCCAACTACCGGGAAGGTCGTATATCAGGGCCCGGGTGCGTCTGAGCAGCCTAAATACGTCGATAATTACAATACCGGCAAAACGGGGCCAGACGGTCAGCCTATCCTTGCGCAAGGTTATGTGACCACTAAAGGGTTTACTCCCATCGGTGCGGCCACTTCACAAGGCGGCGTATCGCAAGCACCCGCAACTGGCGCAGGTACGGCACAGCCGAATCAACCAGCTCCAGGTGGTGGCATCTTGTCCGCGCTACCGCCTGAAACGCAGAAATATGTTCCTTCAGTGCTGGCGAACCTTGGCGGTCAACCGGCGACCAATGCAGACGGTACGGCCAGTCAAGCGCTTATTCAAGCCATCATCAAGCAGGAATCGGGCGGAAATGCGAACGCGGTTAGCTCAGCCGGCGCACAAGGTTTAATGCAACTTATGCCTGCCACAGCGGCAGGTCTTGGCGTGCAAAACCCGCTTGATCCTCAACAGAACGTTGCTGGCGGTACGCAATACATCAACCAGTTGCTTGCCAAATACAATGGCGATCCCGCTGCCGCACTTGCTGCCTACAACGCTGGTCCAGGTAATGTAGATAAGGCTATTCAGGCGAATGGTGCCGCATCGAGTAATGCAGGTAGTGCAGCTTCGCCGCTTGGCCAGGGTGAATATTCCGCTGCGGCTAAGTTAGGTCAAGAAAACCTTATTCAGAAGCGCGAAGCTGAAGTTCAGCAGCTTATTAAGCAGGGCGTTCCTGTGAATGCTGACCAGCATCAATCGTATCTTACAACCGGTAAACTGGCTGGCGATGCCGATGCACCGTTATCCGCTGGTGATGAGGCGGAAGCGCAAGCTTTGGCAGCTTATAAGTTGCCTCTGAGTGCTTATTCTCTATCGAAGCCCACATTGCAGCCGATTATCCAGCGGGCCATGCAGATCAATCCGAATTTCAGCGCTCAGCAGTACGATCAGAATAAGACGGTGTTGAACGATCTGGCATCGAGTGCTGTTGGCAAGTCGGGCGGTACGCTAACAGCGGCTCAAACTGCGCTTGATCACCTTAGTGATATGGCGGACATATCAAGTCGCCTTCCTAATAATATCGGTGCAGTTAATGCCGTGGAGAATGCGTTGGGTTCAGCCACTAATACTATGTCTGCGCCCGCTCTGAAGGCATGGAATCAGGCGAAAACCCTGCTTGCGGGTGAGGCTTCCAAGATGATCAAGGGTGGCGTTGCATCTCAGGGTGAGGTCGATGACATGTTGTCCAATCTCAACCCGAATGATCCTAACCGGAATGTGGCGCTCGCCAAAGTTGCCGCCTTCATGAATGACAAGGTCAACGAGATGCAGGACAAGCGCGACAGCGTTTTGGGTCCGGCGTCACCGGGTACGTCATTGCTCAGCCGTGCGGCTCAGGCGAATGCCTTGAAAGTTATCGGACTTGACCCGAACAACAAGCTACCGCAGTTTTCCAAGCCCGGTGGCATGGGTGCTGCGACCAGCACGGCGGGTTTGCCTAATCAATCCGCTCAACCGCGTGCCGTCAATTCGATGGGGCATGCCGTTGTGTGGAATGGAACTGCATGGGTGCCTGAATAATGGACGGATCGATTCCACCACCGCCAGATGGTTATCAGTTGCAGACTGCAACTGCGTCGGCTGTTCCACCACCACCACCTGGTTATTCGATGCAGGGTGATGCTGCCTCGTCTACTTCACCCGTATCGCCTTCTGTTTCTACACCAGCGCAAGACCCATCGGCACTCGATCAACTTGGCCGCGCTACGGCGTTGACTGGCCGCGCTTTGGCGCATGGCGCAACTAGCCTTATCGGCGCTGTCAATGACCCTATCGTGTATGGCGTCAATGCGGCTGAAAGTGGTCTTGGAATTGATCCAAAATATCGCCTTGGAAATACGTCACAAGCTACAGATATGGCCTTGAATGCGGCGGGTGTACCGCAAGTCACGCCTCAGAATGGATCAGAACGATATGCAAGTGCTTTGTCCCAAGGTCTAGGAGGGGCAGTATCGGGTGTTGGGCTGGGGAGTGCGTTGTCTGGTGCAGTGAGTCCGACTGTGGCAAATATTGGAACGACACTCGCTGCAAATCCTGGCACTCAACTCGCAGCGGCAACGTCTGGATCAACCGGATCATACCTAGCAAAAGAAGCAGGGTTAAGTCCCGGTGCTCAAATGGCTATTGGCATCGGCGCCGGCATGCTGCCAAGTGGTGCGGGTGCGGCTGGAACGGCTACGGCTAGGTTTTTGGCTGGCGCCATTCCTGCAACGCGTCAGGCACTCGCACAGCAAGCGGCAGATATGGGCATAGACATTACCGCGCCGCAACTTTCTAAGTCGCTACCGATGAAACTAGCCGATTCCACGACGAGCATCATCCCGTTTAGTGGTGCGGCTGCCAATGCGGCGAAACAGCAAACCCAGTTTAACAATGCGGTTGGTAAAACTATTGGTCTTCCTTCATCGCCTCAGGTCACGCCAGATGTATTTCAGGCTTCTAAACAGGCAGTAAGTCAGCGCTTTGATAATGTTTTAGGGAATAATACGCTTAGCGTTGATCCGGGACTTGTGCATGATTTAAATCAGATTGCTGAAACTGGTGTGAGGGAAACTGGCATAACTAATGCTCAACCGCTCCGTTCGGCTGTCGATCAGGTAGTCAATCTATCGAATGGCGGAACAAAGCCGATAACTGGCCAAGAATTTCAGGGACTCGATAGTTCTTTGGGACGCATGGCAGCATCTGACGGTCCATTGGCATATCATGCTGGCCTTTTGCAGGACAAATTGCGTGATGCCATACAGTCCCAAATGAGTCCAGCCGACGCTTCTGAATTGGCCGACGCACGCGGCATCTGGCAGAACATCAAGACGCTCACACCACTAGTTGCCAAGGCGCAGGACGGAAATATCCCACCTGGTCAGCTTATGGGCGTTATAACTGCGTCAGGTGCAGGTAAAAATGCGATGGCGACAGGTAATCGTGGCGATTTGGGCACTCTTGCCATGATCGGTCAGCATTTTCTTAAACAGTCCATTCCTGATTCAGGAACCGCAGCGCGTACGTTAGGAGTTGAATCGCTTAAAGGCTTGGGTGCGCTAGGCGGTATTGGTGCGGGCGTATATACAGGAGCGCTTCCAGGCGTTGCTGGGACCTTGTTGGCTGCAAGAGGCATTCAGTCGGGACTTAGAAGTCAGGCACTATACAACGCTCTAATGCCGCAACAAGCCCAAGCTGTGCCTAACATCTTGTCGGCTAATCTCGGAAATATCGCGCAGTACCAAAACCCGATTACGGCAACGATTCCCGCCAACAATATTGGACCAAAATAATGTCATCTTATCGCCCGCTTGGTCCCTTTCCACAATACTTCCTATCCGATGGCTCGGTAAATGCTGGCGGTCTAATAAACTTCTACGAAACCGATCTGACCACACGGCAGAACACATGGTCAGATCAAGCGCTGACGATTCCTAATGCTAACCCGGTTGTTCTGGATGCTTCGGGCGTTCCGACTACTGATATTTGGGGAAGTGCAGCTTACGGGGTTGTCATTACGGACTCACTAGGGGCAAATCCGCGCACGTTCAACAATATTCAGCCAGATGTAGGTTCGGGCCAGACCATTCCATCCCTTGTGGCTGGCGAGTGGCTGACGAATGACGGCTCTGTTTTGGCGTGGGATACGATCCTACAGGTGCCCGATCCTACGGGCGAGAGCGGTAAGTCGATTGCAACCGATGGAACATC